AAGCTGATAGGACTTCTTAACGCAGAAGTAAAAGCTAACACTAACAGTAATACAGAGTACACCGAAAAGAAAGTTAAGCAGTCTAAGATAGATGCTAAACAAAGAGCACTACTAAGAAGTTACCTTCGTAACAACAGGTGGATCGAAGATAAGTTCTTTGAAATAAGAGACGGTATATTAGAAGACTAAAGTAGGAGTAGACGATGGGGTGGACATATGACCCAACAAATCTTGGAACAACAGATGCAGCCCAACGTCTTAACTCTGTTAGGCTCCTAGTAGGCGATACTGATACTTCAGATCAACAGCTACAAGATGAAGAGGTAGTCTTTGGCTTAGGTCAAAATGGCAACTCTATCTATCACACAGCTAGTTGGTCTGCTAGAACTATTTCATCTAAGTACTCAAGACGGGTAACAACAGCTTTAAGCGGGGCTTTAAGTGCTGACTACTCTGACCTAGCTAAACAGTATATGGCTCTGGCTGACACCTTAGAGTACCAAGCTAAGACTTCTGGTGGTAACATAGGCATCTACGCTGGTGGTATCTCTAAGACCTCTGTAGAGGCTGTGAGAGAGAATACAGATCGTATTAGCCCTTCTTTCTACAGAGACAGATTTAAGAACCCGCCAAGTTACCAAACACCTGAATACGAGTAAGGAGTAAGATATGGCATTTCGCCCCTTTGACTTACTAAACCTCGTAAGAGACTTTGGTTCAGATGTAATACTAAGGAAGACTAGCACTGCTGGAAACTACAACCCCGCTACAGGTTTGGTGGATGGTTCAGCTACCACTGACTATACGGTAAGTTCTTACTTCTTTAATTTCTCTGTAGGTCTTCCTAGTGGGGATGAGGTTCGTAGGGGTTCTAGCCGCTGTGTAATTCCAGCTTTGGACCTTGCTGTTGTCCCTGACGATGAAGACAAAGTTATTGGACTTGGTAATACATACGAGATTGTATCAGTACAAACCTTCTACAGCAATGGGTTTGCTATCTGTTATGTATGTGAGGTCAGAGACTGATGGTTAGCTCAACTAAAAGTTCTGGTAGTATTCAAACAACCTTCGATGCCCTTAAGAGTAAGATAAAAGCCAAGGCAGAAGATGGGGTTGAGGAGCGACTGGAAGACATTGCAGCTTACGCTGTGTACGTTGCTACACCAGATAATTCCATTGACACCGGGGCTTATGTAACCTCCTTTTCTATTGGTGCTGCTGGTTTCGGTGGTGGTCGATCACGGTCTTCAAACAACAAACCTAAAGGTCAAAACCCTCAAGCTATGAAAGATGAAGGCTTCTCTCAGCTTATGTATGACATACAGAGAATTGACTTTGAGGCTGTACTAGATTCTAGTAACACTAGGTTTACCCTTCGCAATCGTGCGCCTCACGCCAGAGATGTTGAGGATGGCGCTAACTGGAAAAGCTCAGGCTACCACGTCTTCGCAACGATTAAGGACCAGTTCAGATGAGTATTTATAATGACATTCGTGCCGCTCTTGAGAGCCACTTAGCTAGTACTGCTGGACTGCCCTCTGGAATAGCCTATGAGAACGTCTCATTTGAGCCACAGACAGGCACTAGCTTCCTTAAGGTGGCCTTCGTCCCAACGTCTCGTAAACCCGCTGTACGAGGCTTAAATCCACAACAACGGTATCAAGGGGTCTTCCGTGTATTCTGTTACACACCCGAAGGTAAGGGTCCAGCTACTGCTGATGATATCGCTAACAAGGTTATCACAGCCTTTGATGCGACAACTGACATCTCTTTTACCAATAGTGATGCCGAGACTTTTATAGTTTCTATTGACTACGCTGATAGAGACAACGGCTTTGTAGATAGCCCTTGGTATTATACAGTAGTAAATATCGGATGGTACATCTACAACGCTTAAAGGAGTACACAATGTACAAAGCACTAAAGAATTTTACCTCCGTTGGTAAAACTTACCTCGTCGGTGATAACGTTCCCGCCAGCCTTGCTTCAAGCTTAGACCCTTCCTTAGTGGAAGCTTCTGAGGTTGTATCAAAACCCAAGAAATCACACATAAAAAGTGAAGTTAAAGCTTCGCACAAAGGAGAATACTAATGGCATTCGCACAAGGTAGCCGTTCAAGTCTAGCTTACATAGCTGAGACAACATTTGGCACAACGCCATCAACACCAACCCTCGCTAACCTCCCTATCAACTCACATTCCTTGGACTTAACCAAAGATCGTGTTGAAGGTAATGAAATCCAAGCTGACCGTATGTCACGTGTTGACCGCCACGGCAATAAACAAGCTGGTGGTTCTATTGAAGTAGACCTTCGTAAAGGTGACTACGATGAACTGCTTGAATCAGCTTTCTTTAACTCATACGCCACAGACGTTTTGAAGGTAGGCACTACACCTAAATACTTCTCAATGGAAGATGCAGCTAACGACGTCAATCAGTTTCGTCTGTTCACAGGTTTGGCAGTTTCTTCGGTCAACTTCTCCATTGCCCCTAACCAGATGGTCACATCGACTTTTGAAATGGTTGGCAAAGGCATGACACAGGCTGCTACAACGGGTTCTACTGGTGGCGCACCAACAGCCTCTTCAACTAACTCACCATTCGATAGCTATTCAGGTACAATCTCAGACGGTGGCGCAGGTATTTCCATCGTCACTTCTATTGACTTTAGCTTGACTAACTCACTGGCCCCTACCTTCGTGGTTGGTGCTGATAATGCACAGTCTCTTGAGTTTGGTCGTGCTGTTGTTGAAGGTACAATGACAGTTTACTACGAAGATCAGACACTCATTAACAAGTTCTTGAATGAAACTGAGTCTTCTATCGAAGTGTCTATAGATGATCCTACCGGTGCTAACCCATACACATTCTTATTCCCCCGTGTAAAGTATAATGGTGCATCTGTCCCACTTCAGAACCCTCAGTCCCGTCTGATTACACTTCCCTTTGTGTCTCTGTATGACACAGTAGAGAACACAAACTTGAAGATGACACGTACATCCTAATCCCTAGCTAGGGTAGGGGAGGCATTGGTGTCGGGTCTGATGCTTCCCCACTATAAACCACCCGACTTAACCTCGACAATCAACTTATAAAAGGAATCCCGACATGGATTTAATGAATATCGGCACTACAAAAGAAACCACAGACGTAACCTTGTACAATCCCGTGAACTCTGAGATTCTCACTAATGAAGACAATTCAGAGATGACCATTACAATACATGGTCCTTACTCAAAGAAGTACAAGACAATTTCTCATGCTCAACAGAACCGCCGCTTGATGAAAGCACAACGTACTGGTGGTAAGCTTAACCTCACTGCTGAGGAAATTGAAGCATCCGCACTAGACCTTCTGGTGAAGTGTGTTGACGGTTGGAACATTACTCTTAGTGGTGAGATGCCAGAGTGTAAAGAGTCTAAGGTACGTGAAGTCTTTGAAGCATTACCTTGGGTGCGTGAACAGGTGGATGCTGCATTGGGAGATGCCCAAGCTTTTTTGGACAAATAAGGGCTGAACTAGAGGAGTACGCTGAGTATTCCTTTAAAATGGGTAGGAAGGTCTCAGGTAGCAAAGGTAAAGCTACTGAGGCTGACCACCTAGCCCAAGTCGCCAAACAATTAGGGAAGGACTTAGAAGATGTTGAAAAGTTTAACTCTGATGCCCTCTTCCCTGACATAGCCTCCCACATATGGACAACATTCATAGAACTTCACGATGGTAGAACCTACGGTATGAGTGGCCCTAATCCTATCTCTTACGACATCATTAAGGCTTGGTGTGATCTTACAGGTGTAGACCTTTCCCCTTGGGAAGTAACTATTATAAAGTCTCTGGATAACCTCTGGATTAAAATTACTGGCGAGGAAGCAAATGGCTGATCTTATTGAACTTGATCTGGTGGTAAGAGACAAGGGGCTAAAAGACTCCATCTCTACTGTTGAGCGTCTTGAGCGTCAAATTATTAAAGCCGCAAAAGCTGTTGACCAGAATAGTATCTCTCAAGTTCGTTACAATAAGATTTTACTTTCTACTAAAAGGGAGTACAAAGAACTCGGTTTATCTAGTCAGAAGGCTACCTCAACAGTTCGTGCATTTGCTGCTGCTCAAAGGAAAGCTACGGCTGAATCTGCTAAAGAAAATAAGGTTCGTGTTGAACAAATAAAACTATACAAGCAAGCTAGAGCAGAAGCTGAAAGAGAAAATCAAAGTAGGTCTAACTCTATAAAAGAGCAGGTAAGACAAGAAGCGTCTCTTGAAAGGCTTAGAGCAAAGTACAAACCCCTCTATGCTGCTAGTAAACAATACGAGACAGCTTTAAATGAAATTAATCAAGCGCATAAACTAGGTGTAATTAGTATAAACCAACAAACTACTGCTGTAGACAGATTAAACGCAGAGTATAAACAAGGTACAGGCATATTTTCGGAGTACTCAGCACAAGCACGGCGTGGTACTAACCAGCTTGGTGTCGCTGTACAACAAACAGGCTATCAAGTTGGTGACTTCTTGGTACAGGTTCAATCTGGTACTAACCCTTTAGTGGCGTTTGGTCAACAGGCAACACAGCTTGTTGGTGTCTTACCCCTAGTTGCTACACAGCTTGGATTAACTGCTATGGCGGCTATTGGCATATCCACGGCTCTTGGTATTGGTATACCTTTAATTACTGCCCTTGGTGCTGCATTTATGCGTACTAAAAAGCCAGCGCAGAACTTAGAAGAGATAATGTCTGACTTATCTGCTGCTGTCGGTGAATACTCCTCTAACATGGAAAATGCAAGTCTGTCTACAGACGATCTAAATAGTAAGTTTGGAGCCTTTGGGGATACTGCTAAAGGTGTCTTAGCGACTATGCTTGAGATTTCAAGGGTGAAGATACAAGAGTCTGTACAGGCTGTATCTGCACTTGGCCCCCTCTCCCCTAAAGCACTTAGTAGTATCAGTGAATCTGGTAGTCTGCAAACAGTACAACAAGACGTTATAGCCGATATGTTTCCCACAATAAAGCGTCTGTTGGGTAGAATGAGTACTGCAAAGGGCGGTAGGCTCTTGGCAGCAGACTTTGCAAACATGCTCATAAAACTTGAAAAGGCAGAGGGTGTTGAGGCGCAACTAGAAGTATTGAATAAAATATCACAGTTCACTAAAAATGTTGGCGGGGCATATGAAGATATGACTGACCAGCAACAAAAGTTCTTTGTTAAAGTCACAGAGGCCAGAAACTTGTTGCTTAAGACTGTAGAAGCAGAGCAAGCCGTTGTTTTAAGGGCGCAAGAAGATAAAAAGAAGGTTATGTTGCGTAACCACAACATCATGCTTGCTTGGCAAAAACAAATAGGCGATGGTCAAGCGGAAAGAGATAAAGATAAAGCAGAGGCCTTAGAACAGGAAAAAAAGACCGTAATTCGCAACGCTAAAATTATGGAGTCTTGGGGTAAACAAATTGGTCAAGGCCAAGAGGAAAGAGATAAAGCCAAGGCTGCTGCCGAAGAAGATTCTATAAGAACCTTAATCCGCAACGCTAAAATTATGGAGTCTTGGGGTAAACAAATTGGTCAAGGCCAAAAGGAAAGGGATAAAGCAGCCTTGGAGTCTGATAACGAAAAGACTCAAGCACAGGTAGATAATGTAGATGCCCTACTTAAAGCTGGCATAGAAGCCCACGAAGCTAGACTTAAAATGATCCGAGATGAGAATGACGAATTAGTTTACTTTAACAACATCATGCTTGCTTGGCAAAAACAAATTGGTAGGGGCCAAGAGGAAAGAGATAAACCGGGACCAAAAGGCCCAAAACTAACAACTATGGAAGGCCCAATCAAGGCTCTGGAAAGACAGATAGAGTTAAGTAAGGCATTATTTGGGTTGCAAGGGACTGCACGTAGAGAAGAAGAAATCTATATGCAGCTTAAGTTCCAGAACCAAGATGTTGACATTAAAGCGGGGAAAGAGGAACTTGAACTATTAGCAGAGAGAGTAGCCCTAGAGGAACAACGCACTAAAGCAGAGCAAATGAACCTCAAAAATATTAGTCCCCTTAAGAAGTATGTAGCAGAGTACGCCAAGCTTGTTAAGTTAAAGGACAGCGGTTTAGGGGATGAGGCATTTGCTAAAGAGGTAGCTAAACTTAACGAAGAACTGGCTAAATCAAATCCACTTTTAAATAGCTTTACGGATGCCTTCGCTGACTTCTTAGGTCGAGGCGCAAGAGACTTTAAGAGCTTTGCTAAAGACATACTAAACGATTTTAAGAGTATGCTAATACAGATGATTACTACTGCTGCCCGTAACAAGATTATGTTTTCGATGGGCATGGGTGGTAATGGCGGGGGGTCAGTTGCTAGTCAAGCAGGGGGTAGTATAATTGGCGGTATG